ACCTAATATATTCCATTCTTCATCTGTGCTGTATTTCCATAAAAATTCCCAGTCATCGGTAACGGATAAAACAATATTCTTTGATTTAAAGTTATCAAGATTTTCAGCAATATACGCCAGTGTTTTAAGTTCTTTATGAACTTCTCGTATCATAGGAAACACATTTCCCAATGCACCATCTACCCTAAACGAAGGAGAATTGTATGGATTCATTAAGCCCACCCTCTACTATCAAAATGATTTATTTTAAATTTACTATCAGAAGAAATATCTTCATCTACTAGATCTTTACAAATATTGAGGTAGTGGTTTAAATACTCCACGCTCTTATTAGATGCATCTACTGTACTCATTGATCCATAAATACGTGAAGCTACATACAACTTTAATGCTGGAACCAATGCATTAGGTAAGTCTAACTCAGCATCTAGATTAGCAAGGGTTACTCTAAAGTGTTCTGCCCTATAATGAACAAATAGAAATACCCCATTAACTGGGTTAGGAACTGTTATTGATTCCTTACCTTGTATGAATACTGAATCCATACTGGTCTCATCATTTATTGGTCTTTCTTTATTATTAGAATCAAATACAATATGGATTTTTCTTACATCATTTTGAAAAGGTTCTCTATTTGAATCTAATATGTATGGAAAATCTACATCTGGTTGTGGCTGTTGGGATAGAGAGAACCTACTATTTAAATGATAGTGCGTGATATGATCAAATAACTGAATACTCACGTATTTATCTATTAATTTAAATTTACCACTTAACTCGCTGAGTCCATCATTAATAAAATTAAGAACTTTACCTATATCTCTTTGACGAATAGTACCATCACCGTCATTACCTATAGCTAAATTACTAAGTTCCCCATAACTCAGTTGAGTTAATATTCCTCTTGTATTCATGCTTCACCTATACGATATATGAGTCAATTGCACTAACACTACCATTGTCCTGTGAATACCAAATATCGGTATCATCAACCTGCATGTTAGCTTCTTCAGATGGCCTATAAGCATTCATTAGAGGAAGCATTGAAATAGTGTCAATGAAGTCATCCTTACCTTTAAACCCACCTCTCATAGCTAATCTGATCTGCTCTAAAAATACGATCATAGGGGGTGAAGTCATCATACTAGCAGGGAAGAACATTTTACCCATTTTAAATAGTGGAACTACATAATTGAATCTACTAAGTTTATCCGTAGATGGTCTTATACCTGCTGCCCCACTATTACTAGATGAAGCAAAGTTAAACCATATATTACGAGTTATCATTTCTTGTTGGATCCAAGTAACAAACCCACCTTGTTGACCTGATACCTCAATGCCTACAGACTGTGGACGGTATTTTTGTGCAAGTCTAAACAGGTTGTTAATTGTAACATCCATAGTAGTTCTTTCACAGAATCCATCTACCCAAAACCAATCCCCATTACTATTATATGCCCACACTGAAATTACAGAAAAGTCAGCAGACTGTTTAGCTGATGTTGCAAAGTCAGTGGTGATATAAAAATTAAAGTTAGGGGCATTTTTAACAAGTAGATCTCTGTCATACCATTTAATTTCTGACTCTTTAACTAGTCGTTCCTCTTCGTTTGTAATTCTTAGCATTAGTTCTTGGTAGAAAGAATTGATCTCATCATTTAATCTAGCAAACTCATACTGTGATTCAACAAACTCATAGGGGAACCTATCTTCCCAAGCACCAACAAATTCCTCTTTAGTGCATGGATACTTCTCACATACTGGAAATACGTTTACTTCCCAACCACCTGATTCTACTGCTTCTACTATTACATCATCTTTACTAAAGGGTGTACCGTTAAACACTACCTTTCTATTAGTGGTGTCTAGTGCGTAGTTTACTCCCCTATAAACAGTCTCTTTAATCGAGTCCATTGTTGCTTTACTTGTAGCATCATTATCTCCAATGAGATCATCAAGTATTGCAAGTGTAGGTCGTTTACCAAATACCTTAGAACCACGTATACCTGTGGCAGCCCCAAAAAGTTTGATACCCAGTTTCTTACCCTCTTTATTAGTAAACTCAATGTACTTATCAGTGAATTTAGCATTGGGTATCCACTCCTTTAAGAACTCACTATTTTCATATCTAAATTCAATGTTCTTCCTAGCATTCTTTACACCGTTATCAATAGAGTCACTGACGTATATCATTCCATATATTTTATCTTGGCCAGGTAGTCCACCGAATACAGCTATGTACAGTGACAAGTATTCCATAAACAATGTTGTTTTAGCTGCACCTCGAAATAGTAAATTAACAATGTATTCAGATGGGCTAGATAATTTATCCAACATCTTTAAGTGAATAGGTGGAGTAGTGTTGGTCTCCCCTTCTTCACCGTTAACTAACTTAATGAAGTTCATAAATGTTAATGCAAATAATGAAGGCTCATAACTAGAAGAATTTAATTCTGAATAATCAACACCAGCCAACCACTCATCTAGTGTTTTTTTAGGCTGTTTCATGGTCTATGTCCTCTGGTTTTGCCTTAATAACATTTGCTGCAGCCACTGATTTAGTGGGGATACCAGACTTAACCATATCTAACTGCTGACGAGCCAAGTTATCTAATGCGTTAACTAGCTCGTTCATACCACTAGATTCCTGTGTACCAATGTTAAGTTGAAAGTTGGCTGCTTCTTTTGGCTTAGCTAAATGCGTCATAACACTATTAGCTGCTGCTGTTCTAGCCATAGGACTAATGTCTGGATCAGTCATTATTTCTACTTGTGTGTTTATAGCCATTTGAAGCTTATCTTGGTTTAGGATCCAAGTAGGAATGATTGCTTGCTCTAGTATATTATTTACTAGTTTGTTCTTATTATATGAATGTACGTATGATGAGATATCTTTACTGGAAGCACCTCTAGCTACTAGTGCTGCATGTCTATCGGGAAAGGTTCTAAAATATGAGTCGTTATTGTTATAGCCCATCATCTTATAACTGGCATACGCTACAGCATTAAGATAATCCTCCATCTTGTATCTACCATTCTGAAGAATGGAGGTATAACTGATAAAGTTTTCTTTTATAGTTTCAGCGTGTAGTGGATCATTAGCAATACCATTAATCTTATCTACTAACTCTTGGCTTACGTTTACTTTTAATTTAGCAGGCATAGCTCTAGCTACTTGGTTCACTGTTAGCATCTTATGAGTCCTTTATTGGGTGTGAATACCCTTTAGTGTTTAGGTATAACATAGTATAGTAATCCCCTATTACGAACCAATAATCATAATATGAATTGTTTATTGGGTTTAATAACTCTTGTAGTACACATATTTCTGAGATAGTATCTCAACCCTACATCCTCCAGGTGTATAACAAGTTGCCTTCTTCTTGTATAAAAAAAGAAGGGTCTATTAATAACCTACTTGGCAACTCCTCTCTTTACCGAATGGTCGCCACCAGCATAGTCAGGTAGGTTATTAATAAACAGGGTGTAACTCAGTTGATAGAGTGCGGGTCTTGGATACCCGAAGCCGTAGGTTTGAGTCCTACCATCCTGACCAATTTTGACATGTAGCACAATGGTAGTGCAGTCGGCTGTTAACCGACAGGTTATAGGTTCGAGTCCTATCATGTCAGCCAGATTTAATATGTCGGTGGTGTAATGGCAACATACGGGATTCCAAATCCTTGTGATGAGGGTTCGAGTCCTTCCTGACATGCCAAACAAGGTAGGTGGCGAGCAATGGCGCTCAAGCAGTCTTGAAAACTGTGCTACTCCTAATACGGGTAAGGGTTCAATTCCTTCACCTACCTCCAATCAAAGGTGAGTTGTGTGAGCGGTCTAAACAAACTGTTTGCTAAACAGTCAGGTGTAAAAGCCTCAAAGGTTCAAATCCTTTACTCACCGCCAGAATATGCTTTCTTAGCTCAGTTGGATAGAGCACCCGCCTTCTAAGCGGGTGGTCACTGGTTCGAATCCAGTAGGGAGCACCATATTTGCCACCATAACTCAATTGGTAGAGTGCCTGACTTGTAATCAGGAAGTTGTAGGTTCAAGTCCTATTGGTGGCTCCATAATGTATTAGTAATGGCCTTTATCTGAGGTGTTGAATCGTGCTCTAAGACCAAGGGTAAGGGTCATTACTAATACAAAAATTCTAATGTAAACACTATTTTTACTCCCATATGTTTTAGATCAGCATAGTAGGTTACTATAGATTTAATTCTATTCTGGGAGTTACCTATAATGCTATTCCTCAATAAAACAAGTTTCACCTCTGAACCAATCAATAATAATAAAGAAGTTATCGCAGAAAAATATCTTATTATTAACGGTCCTGGTCCTGTCAGTATTGAACAGTTAGGTTCTGATGATGTTTGGCGTACAGTACCTGAACTAGTCTTTGAAGATTCACAAGCACAAATCTTTAGTATTAAAAGAGGCTACTGGCGTGTAGTTATTTCAGGTGGTCCCACTACTGTGGAGATTGTCTAAATGATTGTAAGA